GTGCTACCACACCCGCCCCGACCCCCGACCCTGTCCCCGCTCAAGGGACGCTCGATGTCGTCGGCAAGAAGGAGGACAAGTTAGAGTCTCGGACTGCCGCAGCCGTCTCGGTCGCTAAGACGAACGCAGACAAGCCCGATGTGGTCCGTGCCGAGTTAACAGTGGCAGAGGCCGGGCTCCCTAAGCCCTCCGCTGAAGACCTAGCCTACGCTCAGGCTCGTGCGCTGAAGGCCGACCCTAAGGCCTACGAGGCCAACGTCGCTAACGCCACCGCCGCCCGTGCCGACATCAACGCCATGTGGGCGAAGCTCGAAGCCGAGCAAAAGCAGAACGCCGAGGCCATGTCCAAGATGGTCGGCGAAATCGACACGTTAAAGAAACAGGTCGACGAGGCAAAGAAGGAAGGACAGCGGAACCTCTACACGCTAGTCGCCGCGGGGATGATGGTCCTCGGTGGTCTCGCCGTGGCCTTTGGTCGTGTGATGATCGGGGCGGGCTTGCTAGTCTCTGGTGTCTGCATCGGCGCCGTCCCTTACCTCCTCGACTCGCCGTGGTTCCTTCCCTCCGTGGGCGGTCTCTTCCTTGTCGGCCTCCTCCTCGGTGGCTGGCATCTCTACAGCGGACACATCAAGACCGACCACAATGACCCGCCGCAAAGCCCCACAGCCTAAGGTCGTCTGGCGGCCTCTCGGAAAAGAGAAGGCATGGGGCATGGCTACGACCGACCCCGTCCATCCCTTAATCGAGATAGACCCCCGCCTGTCCCCTCGTCGTGAGCTCGAGGTTTTGTGCCACGAGCAACTGCATATCTCTATGCCCGACTTGCCTGAGGCACAAATCGACCGCTTGGGCAAAGAGATGAGTCGCACGCTCTGGTCGCAGAACTACCGCCGCGTATTGATGGGCAAGCACAAGACCCCCGTGAGGATTAGCAAATGACCGCCGAGACCTTCTGCACGACCGTCGTCCCGGGCATCGCTGGGGTGGCCTACCTCTTCGCCGGCGTGGCTAACCTCTGCACAAAGAACTACCTGATGGCTGTCGTCTGGCTTTGCTACTCAGTCGCCAACATCTGCCTCATCCTTTTAGTCACCCGCAAATGAGCCCGCCCCCACCCATCGACAATGAAGCGACCCAGTCGCTGGTCAAAGACGGGCTAGTGGCGTCTATCCTCGGAGGCTTGGCGATGACGGCCCGACTACTACTGTCCACGGAGCCCGTCACCGTTGGCTGGGTGTTGCGCCGTATCTCTGCCGCGGCAATCACTGCGGCCCTTGTCGGGTACGCTATCACGGACCACATCGCTTCTCCTGGTCTACGCATGGGCGTCGTCGGTGCGGCTGGGTACGCTGCCCCCGAGGTCATGGACTACGTCCTTAAGTATTTGAAAGCCCGGGGCGAGGCAGAGGTCGCCAAGGTCACTAAACCCAATGGCAAAAAGAAACCAAGCAAGCGGGGGAAGTGAGTCGAACGTGATGTGGGCCACCGTGGCCTTGCTCATATGCTCTGCTCTGGGTGCCGTCTCAGTGGCGATTATCACGGACCACATCCTCAGCTCATTTGCCAACTCGAACACGATGGCCCTCCTGATCACGGACGCCGGCACGAAGAGCGACGACTTGGGGCTCGAGCGCCAACTGACCTCGGCGACGATGGGACTGAAAGCCTGTCGCGACCTAGGCTGGGCCTTGGCGGTCGGGTGCCTAGGGGTGGGGATAGCGGTCTTCCTACGCTTTCGACGGGCAAACGCCTCCTAGGGCAAGCCAGAGGGGTCTAATGGGGTAGCCTAAGGGCTGACTAGGACACCGACTTAGGGGCAGAATAGGGGTTCATAAGACCTTTAGCAGATAGCCCTTGACCTTAAACCTAAAGGCTTCACAACAGAGACCGACATGAAACTCCTCCTCGCCCTCCTCGCTGGCCTCGCGCTAGCCGCCTACATCCTCGCCCTCGCCGACGGCCCGTCCCTCGTCGACATCATTAACAAGTACTAATCACGACCATGCCCGAAGATAATACGAAAGACATTTATAAGGATGCTAAGGCAAGCCATGCAAGGGCTATGCACGACATCCAAGAAGCAATGGAGAACCTTTATAATGCTTACGAAGAACTCCGCAGTTGTGAAGAAATGTTCTTCGTTGCTGGTCGTTACAAACGCTCAAAGGACTGTGCAAATACTGCAAACAACATCAACGAACTACTTATCGAAATCGAACTTCTTAAACCATCCGCCTAATCCCATGCCCGACCCTCTCTTCATGTCCCAAGATATGCTGGCCTCCCCGGCTCATATCATCCGCGGCCTCTCCTACCAGATTGCCTACTCACGTGATCGCGTCCTCCAAGGCGACTGGACAGAAAAGTACGCCCGCCAGCGGATTGCCGTGTGCGCCGCCGTTGCCGAGGAGAACCTCCGCGAGTCTCACAACTGCATGGCGGTCTCCATCTACGCCAACCTCACCACCGGCTGTCGTGCCCTGTTCACTTGGACCTACGTCGACCGCAACGGCGAGAAGGACTCGGGCTCAGTTCACCCGACGATTGACGGACGATGAGACTGCTCGCCCTGCTCCTCGCGGCGACCTCCCTCCACGCCGTCACACCTGGACAAGTCGAGGCCGTCATCTTCGTCGAGTCCTCTGGCAACCCTAAGGCCATCGGCAGACTCGGTGAGCGTGGCCTTGCTCAGTTCTTTCCAGCTGCGTGGGCCGATACAACCCGCTGGCGTGCCCGCCACGGCCTCCCGACCTACGGGTTCAGCACTTGGGCCACGGACGAAGGGGTCGGGCGGGAATACGCCACCTCTTGGCTGACCCTCCTCGAGGAACGGCTGACCACGGCGCTAGGCCGACAGCCCACCCTCGGCGAAGTCTACGCCGCCCACCAACTCGGCTACGCGGGCTTCCGTTCTAAAGGGTTTGACCTAAAGGCTTGCCCTGCCATCACTCGGGTCGTGGTCGCTCGCCTAAACCGAGACCCACGGACTAAATGACCAAGCCACTTATCGTCGCCGTAGACCCCGGCCAATCTGGGGCCATCGTCTGGACCCAAGACTTCGTCGAGATATACATCGAGAAGATGCCGCCCACTGATGTCGAGGTGGCTCAGCTGATCGCGTCCTTTCACGTCCTCAACAAAAACGTTCAGGTCTACCTCGAGGAGCCTTCGACCGCCGGCTACGGTCCGCTTATCCCTGCCTCGTCCATCGCCCGCCTCGCCCAGAACTTCGGGCTCATCTACGGCGCCTGTATCGCTATGGGCTTTGCCCTGCACCGCGTTAAGCCCCAAGCGTGGCAAGCCGCCCACGGCCTAGGGAAGAAGAAGGACCACGGCAAGGGCTGGAAGAACCACCTTAAGGCCAAGGCCCTCGAGCTGTGGCCTACGCAAACCGTGAGCCTAGCCAACGCCGACGCTCTCCTAATCCTTGACGCTGCTCGACGCGGCGCCATCAACTAACCCCCTCCCAATGCAAAAGAAACCCTCCAAGCAAACCCCTGAAGCCAAGGCCCCCGCGACCTACCGCGAACTTTCCGGCTCTTCCTACGTCGTCCTCTCTGACGGCACCGTGGCCCGTAAGTTAAAGCCCCGCCTGTCGGGTGCGACCCGCTACTGGTTCCTGTCCCACGATAACCACCTCCGATGCGTCACTCAGAAGACGGTGGACGAGATGACTACTTTCCCCTAAGCCTTTCCCACACCCAACCCACAAACAAACCAAGCCATGACTAAAAAAGAAACCACCACCGCAGTTAGCCAGGAGCAAAGTAATCCCTACTTCGACCTCATTACCGCCCTCTCCTCGATGGAGAACGTCGGCGCCAACCGCATCAACCCCGCCTTCAAGGCACGCTATGTCTCGCTCGACGCTCTGCTCGACGCGGTGAAACCCGTCCTGCAAGCGCACAACCTCGCTCTCGTCCAAGTTCTCGAGACTGAGGAAGGCAAGGTAGGCGTCTCGACTTCCCTGCTGCACACCTCGGGCCACCTCTTCGCCTTCGGCAAGTTGATGGTCAAGGCCGACGGCCTCACGGCTCAACAGGTCGGCGGTGCCATCACCTACATTCGCCGGCAGTCTATCCAGACGGCTTGCGGTATCTCGGTGGACCTCGACGACGATGGGCATCAGGCTTCCGCACCTAAGCCCCAAGCCCCCAAGGTCTTTATGGGCGACATCAAGTACGAGAAGGCCGCGGTCGACATCCTTATCTCCAAGGGTTGGCTTAAGCCTGGACAGGGTTTGAAAGACGTAACGCCTGAGCAAATGCCCGCCATCAACACTAACGCCTTTGAACAGGCCGTACGGAACGCCATCAAATGAACATCGACGCCATCATCGAGAACGCCCAGCTGAAGGGCCGCATCATCGCCCTCGACGCTCAGGTCGAAACCCTCACGGCTGAGGTCCGTTGCCTCGAGGCCGTCATCCGTGCCCACGAGCGAGTCGACTGCCTTATGGTCACGAGCCTTAAGAAACAACTGGTAGAGGTTGATGCCAAGGTCGCCCGGCTCAATTCGCTAATCGCAAATAGCGAACACGAGAACGCCCGCAAAGTCCACGGGCTTCAGCAGGACAACGAAGCCCTCCAGAACCGCGTCGACTTCCTCGAGGGATAATCAATGAGCGAACCTATCTTAGTACCTTCTGCCCTTGCAAAACACTGGGAGAACGAGGCTCGTCACGCTTGGCACGAGAACGCCCGCCTCAAGGCCGAGGTCGAAAGGCTGACCAAGGCGGGGGATGTGATGGCTATAATGCTTCAGCACGATGAAGTGTCAAAAGATTGGAACGCCGCCAAGGAGGGCAAGCAGTCGTGACCACCTCGACCACCCACGGCACGGGGCAACCCATCAACGTCATCCTCCCAGACCACACCATCGTCCTCATGTGGATCGTCAAGACCGAGGCCATCCGGCAGTTCTCAATCTCGGACATGAACCACGCCGAGGTCGAACTTGCTGACTTCGAGGCCGTCATCCTAGCCAAGCAAGCCAAGCACGTCCCGACCTTTGCCGGGGCGACCT